TCGTAAAGAACGATTCGATATAGTTGATCAAGGATTTGGGGTTCAGCGGTTTGGAATCACCCTCCAGTCTGAAAGGACTAAAGTGATGAAAAGCCAATCTGATAACCTCTTCCATATCGTTGGTGGAATCTGTAAAGATATCCGCCAGGCATACCCAACCCTAAAGGGATTGGATCTCGATTTAGAGAGACTCTCCCTTCTCGTGTCAAATCGAGGTCTAGGGTGTTTTACCCTAGACCTTCCATGTCGCGATGCGCGTCTTATCGACGGGCTCGAGACTGGCCTCCTTAGCTCCGAGGGTACTAAAAAGTACTCTAAGAGGTATCCAGTGCCGCGATTATTCGCGGGACTGTATATGAGGATCTTTGACCGAGAATTACGTCTAAGGCCTGATGCCGATGTTAACGCTATCATGTTTCTTAGGCAGATATTCTGCTTAGGAAAACGGATAGAGGTTCCTTGTAGCAAAGGGCGTGAGCTCAATGCTATTAAGGAGTACGTCAATGTCGAGCATCAAATGGTCAACCCTACCCTGGTATGGGAGGATGATCATCTTGATTATAGCAATGCGAACAATCGTGTTCATCTTGCTGATAATCTTAATCCTAACCTCCCGCTTTACCCCGAATGTAATATCGGACGTACGGCGAGAGAGCAGCTCCTTCTTCAACGATGTCAGCGCTTCGCTGATTTCGTGGCTGAAGAGCTCGGAACATTCTGTCCTGATTGTGTAATTGATACACGTCAGGCAGATGGCCGTGGGTTAGGCCTTAGGCATGGACCTGGTGCAGTGGCAGAACGTGGTGGACGGTTCTTTGATAAGTTCCGTTTCACCAATTGGTCTGCTAAGCTTCAATCCATGTATCCGTGGGAAACCACGGGTAGGATGCCTCTTGATACTAGGATTAAACCTAGAAATCACGAGGTACCTGCGCGCCTGATATGTGTTCCTAAGACTGCAAAAGGTCCTAGGATCATTGCGGCAGAACCTAGTGAGCATATGTTCACTCAGAATCTGCTTGCAAGTTGGCTCGTCGATCGAATTGCCAAGACTTCATTGTCTAGGTTCATCGATTTCCGGGATCAATCTAAATCAGGACGCCTTGTTTTAGAGGCTTCTTTAGATCGATCGTTGGCGACAATTGATTTGTCGTCAGCCTCCGATCGGTTGTCGTTGTATGTTGTTGAGAGGATTTTTCGGAGTAATCCGTCGATCCTCAAGGCAATTCATGCAACGAGAACGAGATGGATCAGACTCCCTAATGGGGAATCTATCAAACTTAAAAAGTTTGCATCTCAAGGTACTGCCCTCACGTTCCCAATACAAACAATTGTGTTTTGGGTGATCGCTATGGCGTGTTGCCATGACGGGATCCCAACTCGCAAGAGTTTAGGGGAATTTAGAGGGAAGGTCCGTGTGTATGGGGACGATATTATTGTCCCTACTGCACGGTATGCTGATGTGGTAGTACTACTTACCGCACTTCAACTAAAAGTAAATCCTGAGAAAAGCTTCTCAAGAGGTCACTTTAGGGAGTCGTGTGGGGTAGACGCTTTCAAGGGTTATGATATAACCCCCACAAAGCCAAAAACTACCATATCCGACACTCCGGCATCTTGTCAAGCTGTACTTGATACAATCAATAACCTCTTTTATAAAGGATACTGGAATGCATCAGTCCAACTTGAACATCGACAGCCTGCTCGTAATCTCAAAGGATTCGGGCTGGTGGGCCGAGATGCTGGCGCCACAGGATTTGGATCGTTTGGATTCGGTACATATGTTAGCCGATTCTTCTTTCGATTGGTCCAAGGATACGAGGAGGTTCTTCGGAACGGAGGAGATCACAAGTCGGTACTCACCCAAATTAAAAGGGAGAGTATACACGACTCAGGATCTCAATCGTTTCTGGAGCTTCTCGGACCTCGGATTCGTTGGAATCGTCGGACACATATGCTCGAAGTACGCCGCGCCGCTATTAGCAGCAAAGCAACAAAGCGACCATATGACTGTGGCTATTCTGGCTTGCTCCAACGGCAACTTTTGCCGCCGAGCCTTACGCATATTAATAGCGTCGGGCTGGAAGGAGTACCAGAGAGGCCGCGTCACCGTAAGGTGATGCGGTGGGAGGCCCTAGAGGGTTTATACTCTAGGAGCTAAGGGGCTTGTTGCCCCTGG